TATCAATAGTTTTTATTTCTTCTAATGTTGATTCAATTAATTCATTGGTACTTTCTGTTGTATCTTTTGTTGATTTCTTTTGTCTGTCTAATCCTTTAGCTATTCTTAAAATTCTATCCTCATAAACAGGATAACCTTCTTTAAATAATGCTTCATTATCTTCTTTTAGAGCTTTTATTCTTTCTTCAAGATCTTTTATAACAGCTATTTGCTCTAAATATTGGTCATTCATTAAATGATTTTCTTTCATTGCATCTGGATACATATCTAAAAAACTTTTCAATGCTCCTTTTGCAGTTCCTAATGCATTTTGATTTGTTTTAATTAGTGAATTATTTTGAGCAATTGCGGCAGAAAAAGATTTAAAATCTGTATCAAATTTTCCTAATACTTCTAAAATTTTATCAAATTGTGATATAACGATTGCACCAGCCGCAATAAATAAATTTCTTTTTATTGTTGCATTGAAAGTAAGCATTGCGGCATTTGCTTTAAATATTGCAGAAGATAAACCTATAAATACTGTTGCAATTTTAAAAGATATAAATAATTTTGTAGCAGTAACTAATAAATCAAAATTATCTTTTAATAATATAATAGCACTAGCACCAACTCTAACAGCTGTAGCTAAACCCTCTCCAATTTTTATTGCAAATTCTTCAATAGTATCTGTATTTTCTGAAAGAAATTTATCTAAATCTCCAAATTGTCTTTTTAATTCTGGAAAAAAACCAGCTTCTAAAATTGTTTTCTTAAATGTGAAAAATTTATCACCAATCATTGAAATAGTACCTTCAAATGTTTTAGCTAATTCTCCTGTTGCATCTCCAAATTGTCCGCCTTTACCAAATACTCTTTTAAATGCTTCTGCTGTTTCTTCTGCTGTAACTGTAGCACCAGCTTTAAAACCTAATAAATCTCTAACACCTTTTTCTCTAAATAAATCAGCACTTGCTATACCAGCAGATAATGATCTTTGTATTTGTTCTGAAGCTGTTCTAAAATCTAGCCCTGTAACAGCGGCTACATTACCTGTGATTTCCATAATATCAGATAATTCATCAGCATCTTTTGAAACAACAGATAATACACCAGCACCTTGTTGTATTTGTTCTAAACTAAAAGGAACTTTAGAAGCAAATTTTGCCATATTATCAAAGGCTTTTGCTCCTTCTTCTGCACTACCAAATAAAAATTTAAGTCTAACTTGTAGACTTTCTATTTCCATTCCTGTTTTAACAAGACTACGAACTGCTAAACCAGCACCTAAACCAGCTAATGCGTTTCTTACATTGAATACAGCTTTTTTAACTCCGTCTAGATTACCACGAACTTTATTGAGTGCTTGTTGAGATTTATCTCTAGCTATTATGTCAATATTTACTTTTTTCGTAGCCATTAGCGATTCATTCGTTGTTGTTGTTCAGCTTTATCATGTTGAATTTCAAAATAAGCAAGCCACATATTAAACTCTTGAACAGGCATTTGCAATACATCTCTAACGGACATATGCAATCGTTCAGCTAATGCTATGATGGAATATAACTCTGGATCAGAATTTATTTTTTTTTAAGGTCAGAAATACTGTCTTGTGCAAGTATCTCTGAAGCAACTCTAGAAATAACATCAGTATCAGCTTTCATTTTAAACTTAGGCTTGTGAGAGAGATCAAACATTTTCTCACCATCCTTTGTTTCTGATTTTTGAATTATTACATCTACTAATACGTTTAAATCTGAATCGTTAGCACCTTTAAATATTCGTGCTTTTTCGTTCATTGTAAAAGGGCGAACATAAATTGCTCTGTCGCCCTCTAAACCCCATTCTGGAACTTCTATTATTTTAACTTCTAAACTTTCAAAGTGACTTGATACACCTTGAAAAAAATCAATTTTTTCTGGCATTTAATCCTTATACTGTAGTGTGCGTTACTCCACCACTAAATTGAATATTAAGAGTTCTACTAATAATACCATCCATAGTTACAGCCACATCTGCACCTGTTACAATTCCTGTACCAGTATAATATGCATCGCCTGCATCAGCACCTTCTGGATATAATTCAATAGTTGCACTTGTTCCAACATCTAATGCTTCTTGACCATTGGTATCTGTTTCGTCCCAATGACATTCAATAGTTGCAGTAGCATCGCCTCTTAATGCTAAATAAGATTTTTTTGAATCAGTTAAGCTAGTATCTTCCACGGTATCATTGGTCTCGTTCAACGTGAAGCCAGTTATCTCCGCAACGGAATTAGCTCCAACCTTAACAACACCGTTTACGCCTGTATGAGTTGCCATAATTTACTCCTCGTTGTTTTCTTCTGTTTTTATCTCAACCTCAACTTTTTTTGAAGTTGATCTAGAAACTTTTTTATCTTTTTTAAAACCATTTGCAAGATATTTTTCTAATTGGTCATCATAGATTTCAATTTGGTCATTACCATTAGGGAAATAAATTTTAATTCTTTTAGCCATTATGCAGTACCTCTAACAAATTCATAAAAAACTCTTACCACAATTCTAACACCGCCGTAAGGAAAAAGTACACCTTCATCTGTATTTGCTTCAATTATCTGGGTATTTAAAGCATTTCCATTTCTTGTTATGTCATTATCTAATGTTTCTTCCACTACTTCTATGAGCTGGTTGCGTAGGGTATCTATGTTTGTGTCTGTGCCTTTGACGAAACCTACAATTAAAAAATCTATTGTGCCAGATCGTTTACCTGTTCCTACTTCACCTAGAGATAACATTTCCCTAGTTTCATCTCCAGTTTGTATATAACAGCTTGGGAACTGTGGGTCTGCTAATTCTTCTGGTTCAAATGGCTCTCTAGTGATCTTTTTAAACGTGATAGGCGAACTAACAGCAGTTAGTTTAGTTATTATATCACTTGCAATATCTTCTCGTTTACTCATAGTTTTATAGCCCTAAAGAATATCTGTCTTATCTTATCTTCATCCCTTCTTGCAATAGCAAAAAATGGTCTTGATTGCATATGTCTTGTTCCTGTTTCAAGAAAAAAGGCTTTTCTGTTTTCTTCTTGTCTACGGAAAAACAAAGTTGCTTTTGATTTACTTAGTTTTGATGTTAATGATCTAAACATTCTACCAGTATCAGTTAAATCTACGAATGAAACTTGCCTTCCTCTTCTAGCTCTATCTTTTCTTGTAGATTTTTTATAAGGTTTAAATCTACCTCCATCTGGAAGTTGTCCTTTTTGTGATTTGTCAGTTATTTGTTGGATACCATATAAAGAAGCCTGTGCTAATCCTTTTTGTATTTGTGTTGGAATTGCTTGTTTAGTTCTTTTTATGAAAGCCATTACATCAACTGTATTGGCTGTTATTTTAATATCAGCGACCATTACCTAACAAGGCGTAATGTATGAATAGGTTCTTTCTCTGAGTCTTGAATAATACTATCAGAATTTTCATCATAACTTATCCCATCACGTAGAACAGCTTGAAATTCTTCAGCATATTTTGATCTATAATAATCTATTTGAACTTGGAATGTATCTTTACCTTCTCCAGTATCTGGGTCACGCCATTTAGTAAGTTGAGGAAATATATATTCTGCAAATGCTTTATAACACGTTGCTCTAATAAATTGTGCTGGCACTAACTTTGAATTATCTAATTCTATAGAAGTTATCTTTGTTATATCTTTATATCTTACTGTGTGTCTGTATCTTTCCCACCATTCTTCACGAACTTGTCTGATAACATCATCTTCTGCGTGTTGTAGTTGTGTATCCCATGAAGCAATACCAAACCCAGCAATGTCTGGCTGGTATTCTTGCAAATGAGATAATGCTACACTAAAAACTGTCGTAGTCATTATTTACCGCAGATACAATTTCCGTTACATTCACACATCATCTTTTACCTTTTTCTTTTTTTTAGGTTTACTCTCTTTTTCTTCACTATACAATTTAAAACCTCTTAATTCCCAATTCTTTTTATTTCTTTTCCAATCATCATCAGATCGTTGAATTATTTTTGAACCTCTAATTAATTTAATCATCATAAACTCCTAGAATAAGGGGGCATAAAGCCCCCATTATAATTATTGGATTGAAGAGTCAAAGTGCATTTCTACACCATAACTATCATGTAATTCACCTACGCCATATACAGCCGTAGCAACAATTTCATCCGCTCTTAGAGAAGCATCTCTTTGAGTTTCAATTTTTATGCCTTGCATAGTTGCTAAAGCTAATGCGTCTTTGTGCATTACTGCCCCTTTATAATCACCAGCAGTTCCAGTATTAGCCATATTTGAAGTTTCAAATATTTTAATACCAGCAAGTGTTCCAACAAAACCATTTCTCATAGCTTCGTTTTGTAA